GACTCTAGCTTTTGCACGTCTATAGTTTAGCTCTGCTCTTTGGAAATCCAGTTCTGCTTCTCTGCGTACTCGGCTGTCGGCCGGGAGATCTTGTACTCTGGCTAAGCTTTCTCTAGCTTTTTCAAGAGCAATAGCAGCTTCTTGCTCACTGAGGGCTGCATCTTCTGCTTCAAATCTTAAATCACGGAAAGCTTTTTTAGCATCACGTAGGGCTCTGTTGTACTGGTTTTGACCACTCCAAAGCTGCTGAACAGCTGCACCGACCCCAGAAAGAGCAAACTTGGCTGTCATCATACCAGCACCAAGGTTTGCCATCGCACCAGCAACTGCAATCAAAGATCCAGCGGCTGCGCCCGCAACACCGACTAGACCCATCATTCCGCCAACTAAATCACCAATGGTACCAGCAAGAACACCAAGTGCTGCTTGAGCAGCATAAGCTACTCTTTGGAAAACATAGAAAGCGTCAGCAAATCTTTCCGCTGGATGGCGTACTCTGTCAAAAGCTGTAGATGCAATACCTAAAGAACGCTCAAGTTTATATATAGCGTTTTCTTCAGAGTGGAATCGCTCGCTAATAGCGGTACCTTTTTCCATACCTCTACGGAGATTTTCTCTAAGGCTACGAGTTCTGTCACGCTTATCTAACCTATCCGCGTATCTACCGCTTTCCATGCTAGATCTTTTAACAAACTGAGCATAGTCTTCCTGCTCCGCATTTCTACGCTTAGCGTAGTCAAGGAGAATTTCTTCTCCCTTTTCTAGTTTTTTAAGTTCTTTGTTGGCTTCTCTAATCTCTTTAGCTCTGTCAAGATCTTTATTTTGTCTTATTATCTTTTCATGTATTTTTTGAAGCTTTTCAGCAAATTGAAATCTTTCTCTATTTGCTATAAGTTCAAGCTTTATTAGCTTGGTATTTATATCATACTGAGATGTTCTTTCTTTTTCTTTTTTTATAGCATCGTCTAGAAGTTTTTTTCTGTCCGTTAGTTTTTTTATTTCATCTTGTAAAGGCCCATTAATTGCCTCTTGAGTCGCTTTACGGACTTGTTCAAGTTGCTTTTTAGCTTCTCCAGTACGAGTTTGTACCTTAATAAAAATGTCTTCAACCATTGCCATGAGTAGTCACCTCCTAACCCATAGGTCCGTCTAGGACAGACCCAAAAGGCTTGGAACTGTCTTCGTCAAAATTGGTAGGCTCAATAAACCTTTTAACACTCTTAGCTCGAGGGTTAAATGGTTCTATAACTTCTTTTTCGTTTTCTAAAGGAGCGTCTAGTTCTAACTCATTGTCCCTATAGTCAGGAGTGTCATCATTAGATTGACCAAAAGAATACTCAGAGTCATATAGGTTTTTAAAGATACTTGATCTAAATTGATCTTTAAATGACGCTTCGTCAAACGAAGCATACCGATGATCGTCTTCAAAATAGTAATGGATAACGTCTAACATGTCTGATGCCTCCATTTCTGCTAAACGTAATCCGTTACTTAATCCTTTGCCGTTAATGTACGGCCAGAGGCTTATTCCCCAGTCGAGGAGGCCTCTGACTGCGGCAAAGGGCGGTTAGTGTACTCCTCAATAAGCCAAGAAGAAATACTTGTAATGGCTTCTAGGGTAACTACCTTTTCTTTGCTGTCCAGCAATGCTTTAAACCTCGTTAGACTTTCATCAGTCAAAACGTGGTCAAAAAATTTGAAAGTCATTTCAGTTGACGCTACTGCATCATCTACTGATACAGATACAAGCTCTAGAAGGAGCTTTCCCTGTAGGTTTGATACACAGTGAAACTCTTCTCCGTGTAGCTTAAATACAACTGGCTCGTCGCTTGCAACGGCTCCGCCACTACCAAAATCTTTAAATCTGGCCATCTTTTATTCCTTAATGTTATTCGTAATTAGAAATGTCTTACTTAGACATATACATAAATTTTACATTATCTTTCAAAAACCTATTTGGCTTAGTTCCCCTGTGATGGACCTGTCTAGTGTAAATATACCCACCAGACGCACCGATTACATTGCCGCTTTTGAACTTTAAAACTTGCTTACGTCTTGGGTAAATCATGTGAGGTTTTGTTCCGTCGTGGACGTATTTTGCATACGGAACAGACGTCCCTATTCTTAAAGTTTGACCCATGGCATTTCTGCTGTGGCCGTAGACCCTAATAGATCTTTTAAGTCTGCCAGTCTTTACCGGTACCTGACGCTTAGCCGCGTCTCTAACTCGGTTAGCTCTTCTTTTAAGTTCTAAACCGATTTCTTTGTTTGGGCTATATAAAAATGCATCTAGTTTATTGCTATTTTTAGACCCCATCATGCCTATAGTTGGCATTATGGCACCGCTAGAGTTAGGTCCATATTTACGATTTGAAATCCGCCCTCAGGCTCAGAAACATCAACTGTAGCAATGACGCCAAGACCATAGCTGCCATCGTCCCATTGATCAAATAGGTTTAGGGATTCCATAAGAACCCAAGCATCAATAGCAGATACCGAGGAAGCTAGTTCGATTTTTTCTGCAGATGGAGGTCTACCGTTTTGCCCTACAACAGGAACTGCACGAGCAATAGTGATAGTTACGGTGGCGGTTCTTGGCATGTTACATCTTTGAGGGTCACCCACCTGTGAGCCTGGAGCACCTAGATACATGCTGTTGAATGAGACCACAACTTGGTCGCAGTCAATAGCTGGGGTACCTAGGGTCCAATAGCGTCTTGCTGGTAGCTGGACATTGTATGACTGAAAGACGGTACATACCTTTTCAAGTATGCCGTCCATCATATACTTTAGATTTAATGCATCCTCGGATACATCACTAATGTCCGTTGCTATACCCACAGATTACTCCTCGGTTGACTCTGGAGCGTCTTCTACAACAACCTCAGGCTCAACTACTGGCTCTTCAACCACTACTGGCTCTTCGACAACAGCCTCAACCTTTGGTGTAACTTTTTTAGCAGCAGGCTTAACAACCTCAACTACGGCTTCCACCTTAGCTGGGCCACCTAGCATGTCTACTGCTCGGAAGTTTGTTTGAACTGACATATTCTCTTCTTTCTAACTATATAGCTTGATCTGGAGGTTTCCAGTTTCAAGTTCTGATACGGTCTGAACGCCACCAATTACTTTAGTAGCATACAGAGTCCATGACCCTGGGTCATACATACCCACGGTCTTGTAGGCGTCATCATAAGAAATACTAAAAGTAACTTTCTCATTTATAACGTCTACAACAATATTACTTGAATCGATGTCAAGTGACTTGCCTCCAGAGTTGTTTCTGATGGTCAAGAGAGGAGCCCAGCCAACTTCGTCAAAGAAAATTGTTACGTCAGAGCCAGCTGCCTCAGATGAATCCCAAGTCGCAGGTGTGTTTCTGACAACACTTATGTCGAACTCAGCGTTTGCTACAATCGGAGCGTCTTTAGGGTTTGTCCTACGTGCTCTAGGAATGTCAGGAGAAAACACCCTAGACTTGGCTCTAGCTTTGTCTGGGTTTACAGTCTTTAGGAATAAGTCAACCGCGTACAGTCCAGTACGCATTTCTTCAATAAAGTCTTGGCTATCTAGCAAAGTGTAAGAAACACCTTGACGAGAGATAGACGTTACACGCTGAGGAAGGGCGCAGTCATCGTCACCGTTCCAAAGTTTGCAGAACTCCATGGCTAGAGTACGGGCAGCCATCTTTCCTACAGCTGGGACAGGAGAGCCGTAGGTGTATGTAATCTCTGTGTTACAAGGAGTCCAAGGAACTCCAGCCGCAGCTTGGATAACTGCGTGGTCTACCAAGTAGTAACTGCTTGGGTCTAGAATACGTCCATCGCGGGTACGTACAGTGTGGATTTTAGTGATTGGACGCCCACGTAGACGGATTCTAGACTCGGGAGAGAGACCGTCCGAAACCAACTCAGCGTATTCCTGAAAGTCGGTAATCGGAATGTTGTAAACTTCACCGGCAATAAGTGTGCCGTAATAGTTCTTGGAAGATGGCCCCATGCGGTAAGCACGCTTAGCACAGACGTAACGCTCGGTTACGGTGACTTCTCCAGTGTATTTACGTCCAGACATAGCCCACATAAGGTATGACGCAGTTTCAGCCGCCTCCTGAGCAAACTCAGTGTCGGCATACGCTCCCAGCTCTGCTGGCTGGATCCATAAAGAAGTTCCCATAATATCTTCCTAGATATGAGTTAGGCGGCGTACCGGCATGACTTGCATACCAAGGCACGCCGCCTTCATCAATCGTTTGTTACGCGGTTGGGTTCTCGTTCGAGTTAATAACTCGGTCAACGCTCAAGTCTGGGTTGAAGTCCTTGTTTCCAGGGACGTTGTATCCAGTAGTTGAGCTAGTTAGAGATCCAACAGAGGCTACAGCACCGTTAGGTGATGTAATTGTTGTGATGTTTGCTCTGTTAATTGCAACTGTAGCACGGTCGTTGAATGTGAATGTGTTAGAAGTTACACTATCAATTGTGGCTGTTGTGTTGAAGAAGTTGCGAACAGCTGCACCACTAGAAGTAGCTGATGTTACGTTTGCAGCAACCTTAGCGTAAGTGAATGTCTTAGCTCCAGTATCTACACCAGTAACAGTGTAAACACCGTTGAATGTAGCATCTACACCAGTAACAGTAACTGTGTCATCAACAGCAAGCTGGTTAGCAGTTAGGGCAGATACAGTCAATGTAGCAACGTTAGATGTTAGAGCCTTGTTAGTCACAACTAGAGCAGCTTCAGCACCACTAATAGTTACTGACTGGTTCACAGCAAAGCTGTGTGCAGCTGTTGTAGTAACAGTAGCAACGTTAGAAGTCAATGCAACAGATGCAATTTCAGCACTGATACCATCTAGGTTAGTTACATCGTTGTAGGTTCTGTCCTCAGCTGAGCCTTCGCCAACGTAGTTCCATGTGTAGAAACCAGCTAGACCAACAGGTGCCCAAGTAGTACGAGCATAGCTGTAAGGACGCTCAGCAGCAACTGGGAACTCCCAGTAGCCATCAGGACCGCTACCGAACTGAGTGTTTCCTAGGCCGTAGCCTTCGAAAGTAGTCGCAAGCATACCGTTTTCAATAACACGGTCACCTGACTGACGTAGCTTAGCGTATGGGAATACCCAGTGGAAGTAAGGAAGAGTAGTGCTCTTCTTTCCATCCTTGATTGCGTGTGACCATACTTCGATAGAGACACCAAAGCCTGAAGGGTCGTCACCAACAGCTGGTGATGCCCAACCGACAGACTTGTTGTCTGGGCTAGCGAAGGTTCCAAGGTTCTTGCGAAGTAGCAAACCACCTGAAATCAGGTTAGAGATTTCTGGGTCTGGCTCACAAATAGCGAGTTCCATGGTGATACGCTTTAGTACGTCTGGAGACTTGTAAGTCACACAAACGATACCGTTAGCGTTCTTTTCGGTGATTTCGTCACCTTCTTCGTATTCTGGAGTGAAAGATACACGCATGAAAGCTGACGTT